GAAGAATGTCCGCGTCCGAACGCTCAGCGCTGCGGACACCCAGGCCGGAAGCCCCAGGCTCGATGCTGCCCATGAGGGTCTGGATTCCCTCAGTGGCCTTCAGCGCCTCAACGCCGCGCTTGATCCGGCCGTCAAAGTCGGCAATGGCGGTGAGAAGGTTCTCTTCCTTCGCGCGCGCATCGGCGTCCATGTCCTTGCCCGCGAACTGCTCGCCCAGCGTGCGAAGCTCAGCGGTGGCCTGCTCGCGCGCAGTGAAGTTGGCGCTCAGGGTAGTGGCGTCCATGTGGGCTCCTTACTTGTTCAGAGCGCGGACAAGTGCACGCGCGTCAAGGTGAGAAACCGGCGCAGCTTCAGCCGGCTGGGAATCGCGCTCTTCGCTCGGGGGCGCGAACTCCCCAATGCACAAGGCCTGTTCGATAGACCGAAGTGCCGCCTGTGTCGTCGGGTAGGCCGGATTCACAACCGGGCCCAACTCGCGGACATCCATGGCCGTGATCTCCCGAATGGGAAGACCCGTCTCGGTGTCGTCCGCTTCGGCTCGCCGCTGCCCACCGTCCAGCACTCGGAAGGTGAAGGACGAACCCTGAAGGTCGCCGCGCTTCAGAAGCTCAGCAACGTCACGGCCGACAGTCGTATCCGGTAGATCAATCTCGTACCATCCGCCTTCGCGGTCTTCACCGACCCGCAGCGTGCCCGAAGACGTACGCCCCAGGAGACTTGCCGTGTCATGGTTGAACGTCGCGTACACGTCGTTCTGACGCAGCGACGGAGCACCCGCACCCGGCACAATGCGCTCGCGGAAGCCGCCCAAGTCGTGCGACAGTTCGTTGAACCGGTAGGCGTAGCCGCGCATAGAAATGCGCCCGTCATCTGACGAGCGCTCCTCAAGCGGGCTTACGGCGTAGCGGAGTTCACCCGCTGGTCTGTCCGTCATCCTTTCCCCCTTCGTCAACCGGCGCATCTGCCGGAGGATCAGCCGGCGTAGCTGCCGGAGCTTCAATGGCGGGGGGAGTAGGGGCGGCAGGCTCTTCGCCAATCTCGCCCAGGTTCATCGGAACCCGGTATGCCTCGCCCAGCCCATCAGGCAGCGGGGGGAGGTCTTCGGCATGCCGCACTTCGTCAATGCTGTAAATGCCGTTCTGAAGACCGAGGCTGTACAGTTCCATGCGCTCCTTCGGCGCTCCCCGCTGAATGCCTTCAAGCGAGAACTTGACGAAGCGGAAACGGTCGGCCGTCTGCGCGAAGAGAAGCCTGTTGAAGCCGGACTCAATGCGCTCAAGCCACGGACGAAGGCTGAACATTGTGAACGCGATGTTCTGCTCAGCGAGCCCGGAGCCCCACGACGTCGAGTTCGTCGCGTCAGAAATCAGGTGCGGCGGCACACCAAAGATGCGCGCAATTTCCGGAACCTGAAACTGTCGCGTCTCCAAGAACTGTGCTTCGTCCGGCGACATTGCGACCTTGCTGAATTTCGCACCCTCAGTGAGGAGCGCAACCCGATGCGCATTGTCAACGCCGGAGTTCGCGGCACGCCACGCTTCACGCGCACGCGCCAAACCGTCCTCGCTCATGGTGCCGGGAACCTCAACCACAGCACCCGGCATAGCGCCGTTCGCGAAGAACTTGCTGCCGTACTTCTGAGCCGCCAGCGCAAGCCCGATGGACTCACGCGCGTACGTAATTGGGGAACACCCCTCATACTCACCGGGAAGCATCATCCCGGGAATGTGCAGAACATCCCGGGGCGTGAACCATCCGAGCAACACTTCGTTGCCGTCGGCGTCAATGTCGAACGCTTCGAAGACCTTCCGGCGAACGCCGTTCTTCTCAATCTGCACCATGTGCACTTTGATCTTCGTCGGGTCCAGCACGTCAAGGCCCACGATGTTCGGGCCCTGCCAGCGAATGGCCAGGAACGCGTTCCCCTGAAGGAGGAGCGACAGAACCGTCTGGGACAGAATGTCGATGCGCCCCATACCACCCGGCTCAGCGTTCGGGTAGTCGATCCACTCAGGCGAGTCGATCTCCCGTCGAGCCCCACCGCGCTTGCTGTACGTCGTCAGCGGCAGCGTGGCAATCGTCTCGGACAGGAGACGGACACAGCCGAAGACTGCTGACACCTGTAGCGCCTCATTCGGCGTCACCCGCTCGCCCGATGCGGCAAGGCTGAAGCCCCCGTACAGGTCAGGGTCGTACGGTTCCCACGCGCGCTGCGTAGGCTCCTCACGCCCGAAGAGTGCAGACCAAAATCCCACCGTGCCCCCTTCGGGTTTAGAAGTCGTCGAAATCGATATCGGGGTCGCTGCCTGCGCCCACCGTTACCGGGCCCTGGTCGGTCTCCCACGTCGCGAGAATCGCCGTGTCCGTGCGGAGCCCGTTGTCTTCGCGCCACATCACAGCGCCGTGAACGGCAAGGATCATGGCGATAGCAAGGTCGATCTTTCGACGGCTCGCCGCGTATTCCTTCGTGACCCGCGCGCCGTTCTTGTCCTCACGCAGCACCGCGTTACCGATGTGCCGGGCAAGCGCCGGGTTGCCGTCGTGGCTCAGCCGGCCATCACGGCACGCGTCATACACGGCTTGCGTCGCCGGGATCATGCGCTTCAGGGAGTTGGTGGGGAAGGCCTCAACCGGGAAGCCGTCGGCTTCGAGATTGTCTAGCGTCTCTTCCCAGCGGTACGGGTCAGCGACCAGGTTCCGCACCCGGTACACGTCCAGCGCCTCATGCAGCGCGTCCCGGACATCGGCCATGGGCACACGCCAATGGACGTCATCAGCCGGAGCCTCCCAATGCCCCAACACGAACACCCGGAAGTCAGCGATGCGGCACGCGATAAGCGCCGTACTGTCGCCCTTCCAAGACCCGTCGAAGCCGAGAATGATTTCGTCCCCAGGCTCAAGCGGCTCCGCCTCAGTGTTCAGGGAGTCCCACAGCCCGTGCGGCAACCACGTAGACGCGCCCCGGACAAACTGTGACAACCGGTAAATGCGGAAGGAAGCTTCCGTACTCCGCTGCGCTGCCGCCTTGAAGTCGTCCGGGTTGAGAATCTCGTACGACGGATTGCACGCTGCCCACACTTCGGGGTCAAGGTGATCAACCGTCTCGCCCAGCTTCGGGCCCCACGACCGGTAGAACAGAGTCGGGTCGTCGGCTTCGCCAGAGTTGACGCGCTCGCCCTGTTCGCACAGCGCTGCGAACGGTCCATCAGGATCAGGTCCGGCAGTGCTGATGATGAGGAACATAGGCTGATTACGCGCGGCTGATCCCAGCGTGAGCGCGTCGAACAAGTCACTGTGCTTGCTGAACGCGTACTCATCTAGGGATACAGCGGCAGGGTTGAGTCCCTGTTGCCGTCCCGCGTCCGCGCTGACGACCCGGTAAGTGTTGTCCTTGTACCGGATCACGTCGCGCTGCACGTCGCAGACAGACGCAAGCTTCGGGCTCGCGTTCACCATTTGCTTCGCCGAGTCGAACACCATGCGCGCCTGATTGCGGTCATTGGCAGCGGCGATGATCTGACGCTGTGAGTCCGCGCGGTCCGCGATCAGGTGGTACAGCATGATGGCAGCGGCGATCGTTGACTTGCCGTTCTTGCGCGCCACGCAGACAACCACTGTCCGGTGCTTGCGCCTCCAACGCCCGAAGGAGTCTTGCGTCAGCGCGTACGCGTCTATCAGTAGCGTGCGTTGCCACGGAAGAAGCTTGAAGGGTTGGCCGGCGAAGGAGCCGGTGAGATAGCAGAACTCTTCGATCCACTTCGCGACGCGGTAACCCTCAGAAGGGAACGGCGCGTCAGCGGGAATGTGCCGGGCGATGACCGGGTCTATGTTGCTCACCCGGTCACCTCCTAAAAGTCTTCGGGACCCGCCGCTATCTTGCGAGCCTCAGCGGCCACAAGACCCAGCCTCAAGCGGGCTTCCGGCGTGAACCCAATCGCAGTCTCGATGGACCGGAGTTCTTTCTCCGTCGACTCAACGAAGCGGAGCATCGGGTGCGCAACAGGTTGGCCGTTGTACCCCTCCGACATGTAGCCATCGGCAGCGACCAGGGCGAGCAAGTCAGCGCGGCGATCGTGCAACTCGCAATACCGCTGAATGACGTTGCGGTCCGTCTCGGGGGAGTAGGCACCCATACCCGCAGACCACACGTTCCGCCAAACGTCCTTGCCCGTCTCCTTCAAGTGGGCAGGGACACGGGGAGCGCGACCCTCATACACGATGGGCGCGGAAGCCTCTGAAGGCCCGTTGGCGTTCCCGGTACGAAGCTCCGGTGACTTGGCACGGCTCATGGCTCACACCCCCTTCAGCGGGCTTCCAGACCCCTTAACGGAGCCGTTCTCAGCGTGCCGAAGTGGCGCTTGCCCAGGCGTACCACGGGTTGAGGGCGCTGGGGGCCCTGGGTCCGGCCTCACACCTAGCGTGCGTTTTCCGAGCTGGGGCCGGGATCGCTGAGAGAAAAGTTTCTGAACTTTTCAAAAGATTTCCGAGGAATTTTTCTCAGAAATCTTTTTCAAAAAGGCGGAGATTTAAAATCAAAGTCTTCGCGTGTCTTCATGCGGTGACACGACTTGCATAGCACCTGCACGTTCGACTCAACATCCTCGCCACCCTTAGCGAGCGGCACAATGTGGTCGATGTCCACACCCGATGCAAGGAACTGACCAGGGCAGCGGGCACACAGTACATAGCCAGTAGTTGTCATGGCCTTACGTACCGCGCGCCTCAGCTTGGCAGCAGCGTTGTTGCCCCGTGCTATCGCAGCGCGCCGCTTAGCGTGTGACTTGATGCTGCGCCGTGCGTTGTAGTCAGCGTGGTGGTGGGCGCATCGTCCGCTGTGGGTCGCCCACTCACGACAATCAAGACACCGTGTACGCATGGCCACCCTCAATCGGAACGTACTCTCCGTGAGTACGTCTACACCCACCCACCTGTCAGGAAGTGCACGCTCAGCCAAGCCATGAAGGCCAGCAATGCAGCGCGCCGCATCCGTACCCAACCCGTCGGATCGTGGTCGGCGCCAATGGCAAACCACTTCCACACGTGCTCGCTCAGCGTGGCACCATCGCGCCGGCTGAAGAGCGCCTTACCCTCAATGACTCCGAAGGCGGCAAGCCATGCGAGCCATGCAAGCGTGTAGCCGCTCACTGCGGTGCACCCTTCAGCTTGTCCACAGCGTCAGCGATAGCGTCCTTTTGCTGCGGCACCGTGGTGGACTGGCCGGTTGCCGTGTCAGTGACGCGCACAAGGCCATTCGGCGATGAGGCGTCAGTAACGACGATTGCCACGTTGTCCCCCTGTTTCGCCGAAGAATGCTGCGCAAAGTGCACCGGACGGGATTCGAACCCGCGTTTACCCCGTCGCCCGGGGCGTTCTGTCCGCTGAACTACCGATGCCGCCCATCCGTCCCCTGATCAGGGGGAGTTTCAGGACACTGCCGGAGCTACCGGCATGGTTGACACGGCTGGATTCGAACCAGCGACCTCCCCGTTACAAGACCCGGGTAGGGGTGCTCTGCCGCTGAGCTACGTGCCAAAGCGCCCCGTACCGGATTCGAACCAGTACGGAGCAAACGCCGGGGCTCAACCCATGTGGGGAGCACCCGGCAACGGAGGGGAGGCGCGCTCAGTCCGTCAGAGCCATGCGCTACTAGATACGCGGCAACGCGTTCCCCTCTACCTATATGAAGGGAGTCGGTGACCTGGGGCAGCGCCTACAGCGGGAAGCCCGGTGTGACGGAGAGACGTTGGGACGTCGATTCTGGATTGCCTATAGGGATGTCTTATGTGAATCTGAAAAATGAGTCACTACGTAACAGCATCACAACTTGCAGGTCAGAAGGGGTGCGCCCTTGCGCTGTGGTGACGAAGGCACGGTTAGTTAGTACTTACTAACTACGGATGATCAAGAAAAAGGCGGACCGAAGCCCGCCCCTTCCCGCTGTGCTTGTGGCCTAGCTCACTTAGCGCCCCTGAGTCGCCGGCGCCGGTCAAACGTCTTCTGCACGCCTTCGGCCACGTCGTCGGGCATGCCGTCGCTGTCACGCCACACGGGCACGAGCCGCTCACCGATCGGCGTACGGTCGCCCCGGTACTTTGACGGCAACAGGGTGACACCTTGCAGTGCCGCCTTCAGAAGTGCGCGCTGCCCGTGGGTTCCTGCGCCCTCCCACAGCGCTGCAAGTGACTCACTGGACATGAGGGGCGTTAGGTCGGCGTCACGGCTCAGCGCGGCTACCTCGGCCTTCAGCGCGGCAATCTGCTCGCCCACCTGTTGCCGCATGCTGTCGTACGTGGCTTCGTCCATGCGCCCGTGCACGAAATACTCCTTCGTCAGCTTCATTTCACGCCCAACGGCCGATTCCAGCGCGGCGTTCACGTGGGCTTTGCGGGCTTCTTTCTCGGGGTCTTGGTATGACAACCACTCGCGCGCGATGTGGTGGATCGTGGGCGACTCGGGCCCCAGGCTGAGCACGTGAGTTAGCCACATGGCCTCAACGGCGCCGTCAACGCGCTCCCGTTCCGTCGACACACCCTCACACGCTGCGGGTCCGCTGGTCTGCCGCGCGTAGCACCTGTAGTTGACTCCGCCGTTGGCCATGGGGCCCTTGCAGCGTCCACAGCGAAGGGTGCCGGATAGCAGGGCGACGATCTCTCGCTTGCCCCGGGTGCGGTCACCGATGCTTGTTCCGGCCTGGGCACGTTCGGCGAGCATGGCGCCAATCTTGACGTGTTCGGCGAACGTGATCACGCCTTCCCCGAGCGAGATTGGGTGGCCGTTCTTGTCGAGCAAGGGGGTTCCGCCACGGTGGTACTTGCCCACGTCGTTGCCGTTGTCGTCGAGCATCTTTTCGCGATTGGCGACCAGCCCAGCCCACGTCACTGAGTGCGCGAGACTCACGATTCCGGGACCGGTCCAGCGCCGGCCATGACGCGTTTTCGCCCCTTCGCTGTTGAGCTTGCCAGCAATCCAGTTGGGGGTTTTCGCGTCTATCAGGTATTCCGCGATCCGGCGCGCTGTGGGGTACTCGGCGGGCTTGTGCGCGAGCTTCCCGGAGCCCTTCGGCGAGTGAAGTCCGTAGGGCGTTACGCCACCCGTCCACTTGCCTTCGGCCTTGTTCGACTCAATGCCCATCTTGGTGAATTGGGAAATGTCGACGGCTTGTTCACGGGCAATCTCGCTAAGGAATGCGAGAACGGTCCGGGAACGCACTGAGTCGAGCCCCTCAGCGACGATGAAAATGCGCGCTTGCCGCTCCTCAAATTTGTCGAGCAACAGGCCAACTTGCCCCATACCACGGCGCGATAGGCGGCTTGTTTTGAACACGTAAAGCGTCTTCGAGAGTCCGGCATCGGTTATTGCGGCGGTGGCCTTTTCGAATTCTTCGCGGCGCACGTAGCTTTTGCTCGCGCTCTTCTGTTCGAACCATACGTGCCGCACGTGCTTGTTCTCGTTGCGCGCGTGGAAGCACATGCGCCGGATCTGCTCGCGAAGGCTGGTCAGCGTGTCCTTTTTCTTGCTGCGCCGCACGTACATTTCGGCGAGTGTGGAGGGTGCGCCGGTGGGGACGTCCCAGAGTCCCAGCTCTTGCAGCTCCGTGTCTGTGAAGCCCAGCGCGCGCAGTGTGGGGAGGTCTTCGCGGGTGTCCATGGTGTCCCTTCGCTGTCTGTTGTCTCTAGCGCGCGTGTAGAAGGGAGTCGGTGACTTTCCCCAGGTCACGCTAGGTATGGCAGCGTTGGTTCATGGGTGCCCGTGGACCAACGCTCCCACAGCTTAGCGC